AGCAGTCTGATTATCCTTTCTCCTTTCCTTGTGCCGTACAGCCACCTATTGCCAATGGCCAATGTTACAAGCACTTTCAGCGTTTCAAGATTCGCAATCAGATTGTCCATCTTCTCCACGCAGGAGGGGTTGTTAGACGTGTAAGCGTCCGCGAAGTCCGTCAGCATACGGATGGCGCACCGCTGTATCTCTGCGCCTACCACGTATCTTGCAGATTTCGGAAAGTTGTCTGTAGCCTTTACGGCTACTTCCAACAACTCGTTAAGACTGTTATACAGTCTTGTTGTAATCAGTTTCTTCGCCATACAAAACTTCTACAAAATCATCGCAAAGTTACAAAAATAAACAACGCAATCCTATAAAATTCCTGATTTTTAAATTGTGATAGCAAGAAAAATCCCGTCCGCGATTCACATCGGAGACGGGGAACAAAATAATCGTATCTTTGCGGATAAATTATTATATGTATTATATGGAAAAATAGTTCTGCTTATTGATAGTTGCCGCCAAGCAACCGGGTCGCCTGAGCCACCTTGTCGGGGTTCGCTCCGATTTGCTGCGCATACTGCTGGGCGAGCGGTTGCTGTCCGTCAGCCGGGGCTATACCTTGCTGCACCTGCTGGGCGCGCGTATCCAAGTCCTGCAGCAGTTTGTCACCGAATGGGTAGTTACCGTAACGCAGCACGTCGCGGATGTCGATGGCCCCGCCGGAGTTCTGCCACATCTGCGTCAGCCACTCGTTCACCCTCATCTGGTAGACGGGGGACGCCACACTGTCCTTGATGGATACAAAGTATTCCACGTCGCGCACGGCGTTGGCGTTGTAGCGGGTGATCTTGTTCTTGTCGTGCGAGCCTACGCTGATATAACGGCCGTCCTCGTAGAACTGCTGCATCATCTTCACCTTCTTCTTCGCCAAGTCCTCGGAAAAAGAGGTGAACTTCTTCAGCAGTGCCGCCAAGGAGGTGGTTGCGTTCTGCGTCTCCTGAGCGTAGCGCGACGCCGACGTGCCTGCCGATGGAGTGCGACCTTGCAGCGCGCCCTGCACCGAACTCACTCTGTCGATGAGCGAGAGCTGCATCTGCAGCATTTCGCTCACGCCGATATTCGTAGCGTTGGAGAAGAGTACATTGGGCTTCAGTTCGGGTTTGCCAAGGCGGTCGTCGTAGACAATCATGCCGTCGAAGGAAGTCGCCTCGCGGTAAAATTCCTCGTTTGTCATCCCGTCGGGAATGCACGACTTAGGCACAATCCACACGCCTTTAGCCGAGGTGCGCATCATGAAGTCATTGATGATGTTCAGGCGGTTAATATAGCGCTGCTGGTCGATGAAGGTTGACACGAACGGATGAATCTCTCCGTTCACGAACGGATAGAGCCGCAGCGTATAGGGATGCGAGCGGTGGTAGTAAGGGCTTTCCCCCTCCAGAAGTACGTGTGCCGACGGGGTGAGATACTGGTAATACCAATAATTGTCTATCACCTTCTCCGCCACGATATAGCAAATGTCGTCCTCCTTGATGCCGTATTCTGCGGCAAGGGCCGCGCGTCGCCTGTTTTCCCTCTCCACGCTGCCGATGTCCTCCAGCTCAATCTTGTAGCGGTCGCCGGAGTTGGTATCCCAGCAGCGGTAGCGTTCCTTCACCTCCTTTGTCCATATCTCGTAGACGCGGTATTTCGAGGGGTCGGAGGTGGAGTAGAAGGACACGTTATGCAGGTTGTTCTTCTCGTTGAGTTGGTGGGAGGACGGCGTGTCGTCATAGAAGAGCGCCCGCGTTCCCTCGCCGCCCTTGTACATACGTTCCAGGTCCTCCACGGTCAGCCCGCTCTTTTTCGTGACGAAGGTGGATAGCATCGTTCCCCAATCGGCATCGTGCATCTGCCCGATCATCGTCAGGTCGTTGTTGCGTGGGTCGGAGCCTCCTTCCCATGCGAGGAAGTACGGGTTTTGCAGGTCGGTGTACGTATCCAGCACATCATCGCGGTACTCGTAGGTCTCCCGTCCGCAGGCGGCGCCTGAGATGCAGAACTCCTCGATACCCGTGGTGAGCAGGTCACCCATCTTGTTGATCTGCCAGTTGCATTGCAGGGCCGTGGACATCATGTCGCCGGCCGACTGGTCTTCCCGGTTGCGGGCATAGCATACCGGTTCGGTATCCTGATTGGCATAGATGCCCGTCACCGCATTCAGCAGAGGGCGCATCACGTTGTTCACGAGTGGGATATTGCCCTTCTCGATGATATAGTCCTTTTCTTTGATGGTCTTGTTGCCGTAGGTGATATAGTCGCTCCACTGGTCGCCGTACACGTATCTGAGTGCCCGGTCTCTTTCCTCGCGGAACTGGCTCAGGTTCGACCATGCCGTGTAGAAGCGCATGAGCAGTGCGGGGTTCTCCTTCCCGTACGTCTCGTGCCTGCGTGCCACGCTGTCCGTGGCGGCCTTCGCCGTTACTCGTCGTCTTGAATGTAGTTTCATATTGTTATGTTTTGCGGCAAATATCGCAAAAAGGACTGCAAATCATTTCCAATTCTGCACGGCCGTGCAATTTTGGAAAGAAAGAGCCTGAAAAATGGCTTACTTCGCAGAAAAAGAACAGACAATGGAGATTACAATAACCAAGAGCAACATCGTGGAAAAGGCGAAAGCCTACGTGGGCGTGTTCGCACGCTCGGCCACGGACGAGAACGGCAACTCGCTGTACGACCTGCTCCGCATCGAGGACCGTGACGACGAAGTGGTGCAGCTCATGTACAACGACGCAGTTGGCATCGTGCTGGAGGCTATGGGCGACTACGTATCCTCCAAGAGCGACGGAAAACTGGGGATAAGCCAGCCCCCTCGCTCCAACGACTGCCTTTTTGCTGACGTCGGCAATATGGTAGAACTGGCTTTGGTAAACCGCATCGCGGCACTTTGGATGGAACTCAAATACCCCCAAAAGGCCGAGCAGTTCAACCAGTCGGTGAAGAGTGCCATGGAGGGTGCGCGAAACAAGATGTTCACCAAGGAGCAGCCCAAGCGCAAGACCTTCGGCAAGGTGTCGGAATGAGAAATATACAATTACAATAAAAACGAGACATTATGGTAATAGATTTCAGTTTAAGTAGAGGTGACATCGTTCTCCGGGCGAAGGACGACACCTATCTGTCGGCCCGTGCGGCCCTCGTGGACCAGACCGGCAACAAGGACGCCCGCTATGAGATGCAGGCCGACGAGCGCGACACGCACGAGCGCAAGCTGCTCTCTTCCCTGAAAGATGCCGTCAGCGGTATCAAGGCCGAACTCAACGAGTACCTGATTTCAGGTGACGTGGACGACGAGAGCGACACAATCAATTTCTCCATCAACGTGAGTGATTCCTTCCGTTCCTCGGAGCGTCAGGGCGCCATCGCCACGCTGTGCGAGAACTACATCACCAAGCGGGTCATTTCCGAATGGTGGGTGGCTAACTATCCGAGTTTCGCCGAGAGTTACGTGGCGCTGACCCAGCAGGCGCTGGACCATCTTAAGCGCGCGTTCTACTACAAGGGCGAGGCAGTCAAGAAAGAGTATAACACCACCAAGTCATGATGGAACTGAAAGTGACACTCAGCAGGGGCGACCTCGTTCTTCGCGCCAAGGACGAGACGTACCTTGCCGTGCGTGCCTACCTCGTGGACCAAACGTCCAACAAGGACGCGCGTTACGAGATGCAGGCTGACGAGCGCACCACGCACGAGCGGAAACTCCTTGCGAGCATCCCCTCCAGCGTGGCGCGTTTCAAGTCGGCGCTCTACCGCTATACGGTGGCGGACACCCTCTCCGAGGATACGGATTCCTTTGACGTGACAGTGGAGGTGAGCGACCGCTTCCATTCCGAGCGCAAGGACGACATCGAACGCCTGATGGGGGAGTTCATCTACCGGAACATGGTATCCGAATGGTGGGAGGCGAACTATCCGCAGTCGGCAAAGCCCTATAAGGACAGCGCCACGGACGCGGTGGGCAACCTGCTGCTGCTGCTCTCGCTTGCCTACCCGGTCGTCACGCACGACCGCAGCGCAGGCTACGAGGAGACACGCAGGGGCTACGAGGTGTTGCTGCGCCTGCCCCGTCAGGAGATACTGGACGACATCCACTCCGAGATACTTTCCGTCTCGCTGGCCCGGAGAAGCGAGAGCGGCGTGCCCGACACGGCCATGCAGACCGACGAGCTGCACGCCCAGGAAGCGCTCCTCCGTTCCGTATGGCACCACGTGAACGCCGTATCCCTCCGTCTTATCGCCTACAACATGGAGGTGGAGGAAACGGAGGACGAGACGAAAGAGGGCGAGGAGCCGCGAAAGGCTTACAGGATCACCTTCTGTATGCCTTACTCGTGGAGACCGAACTACGCCCCGCAGATGGTGGACGCCATGCACCGCTATGTGGTGCGCAAGTGCGTGGAGGAATACCTCGCTCCCTTTGACGCAAACCTCGCCCAGATATACGCCCAGCGGGCCTATGACGACAGCGAGGACGTGAAGATGTTATTAACCCTGAGGAAGCCCGGATTGTCGAGGCGTCCTCTGCAGCCTTTTTAGAATATGGCCCAACAGAAGGGAATACAGAAGGTGGCCGGCTCGGGACGTGAGGCCGGCACCAAGAACAAGGCGAAGAAACGGCTGCAAGAGTGCATCGGTATGCTGCTCGAAGAGAAGTTCGACGAGTTCAGCCTGCGTATGTCGCTCCTTAAGCCGAGTGAATACTGCCGCACCTACGTGGACTTGCTTAAGTACAGCATACCCGCCAAGCAGGCTGTGGCGTTCAAGGACGAGACCGACGAAGGCAAGCGCAGGGCCTACGACCTGCTCATCCAGTTGCGCAAGGGGCTTATCAAGGATTTGCCCGGCGAGATACCGCCTGAGGACGCGGAAGAAGAGAAGGAGGGATAGCGTATGGACGGAGTTGTTGCGAAAGACCTGAGCCAGATCGGCGTGGTGGCTATCATCCTCTTTGTGGAATACCTGCTGGTGTTGCTGGCCGTTATCTCCGACCTTTGGTCGGGGGTGCGGAAAGCCAAGCAGAGGGGAGAGGCGCGCACGTCATACGGATTCAAGCGCACGGTGGATAAGCTGTGCAAGTATTACAACCTGATGATTGCGCTCACCATCCTCGACTGTATGCAGATTGTGGGGATATGGTACATCGACCAGTATTACGGATATTCCTTCCCCGTGTTTCCCATCGTCACACTTATAGGGGCGCTCTCCATCGGCATGATCGAGGTGAAGAGCATCTACGAAAAGGCCGACGAGAAGGTGAAGGACGATTACCACCAAGTGGCGGCGCTGCTTGCCGAACTTGCCAAGAACCGCAAGGATACCGACAAACTGCACGACATGGTGGAGAACTTTTTAAACGAGAAGAAGAATGAAAGCAAGTGAACGACTTATCAGCAAGATTAAGAGTGTGGAGTTACTGCGGCTTGACGCATATCTCGACCTCAAAGGCGGAGTGTGGACTATCGGCTGGGGACATACCGGCGGGGTGAAGAAGGGCGACCGCATCACCTCGGAGAAGGCCGACGAACTGCTTGCCAAGGACGTGGCTGTAGCGGAGAAGGCCGTGAACGCCCTCTCGCTCGACCTGAACCAGAACCAGTTCGACGCGCTCACCGACTTCGTGTACAACGCGGGGGAAGGGGCCTTGAAGAAGTCCACCCTGCTGAAACGTATCCGCGAGGGCGCCGACACGCTCGTCATTCAGTCGGAGTTCCGCAGGTGGGTCTATGCCGCAGGGAAGAAACGGCAGAGCCTTATCGACAGAAGGGAGTGGGAGGCCCAACTGTATGCGGAATAAGCGGCTGATGGCGCTGTGCCTGGGTTGGGTATGGCTCGTCATACTGATAGGGCTTGCCGAAGGGTGTACATCCGTGCGTTACATCCCCGTGGAGAATACCACGGTGGAGACGGTGGACGTGCATGACACCTCCGTGGTGGTGAAACTCGTGGAGAGCCACGACACCATCGCCGCACCCGACACCGTGTCCCACCTCGTGAACCTCTACGCGGATTCATGGGCAAGATGGGAGGGCGGTCTGCTGCATCACTCCCTGAACATCCTTCCCGGAGCGTGCATGGTGGTGGAGGTGCCGCAGTACATGACAAGGACAAGGACCGTCACGAAAAACAAGATAGTGGAGGTTGAGAAGAACCTGAGTAAAAGACAGAGGGCGCTCATAGGAATGGGGAAAGCGCTCCCCGTGAGCGTCTTTGTGAACATCGCGCTGATAGCACTCATTGTGTGGATGCGCAAGAAATCGGGCGGTCTGTGAAAGGGGTGAGCAGAAAAAGTCGGTGAGTAGAAGCACCGACTATAAATAAACATTCCAGCTCAAAACGATGGCATGGATAAGTTGTTGCAATCTATAAACAACTTATCCGTGCCATTTGTTCATCAGGTACGGCCGATATTGGCCGCAACCAATCTTTTACAATTATGTCAGAAGAAAAGATTTACTGCTGCGAGAGACCGAACAATGATTTGGCGCTCGCGGCGCTCATGGGCGGAAAGCAGCACTCCGACCCGTTGGCGATGGCCGCCATGATGAACGGCGGCATGGGAGGGAACTGGATGAACAATCCGTTCGCCTACATTATGTTCATGATGCTGTTCCGCCAGATGGGCGGTTTCGGTGGCCCCGGTATGGGCGAGGGAGGCGCTCAGGGCCAGCAGAACATCGAGGTGCAGAACCAGTTGGAGGCTATCCGCACGCAACTGGGCACCACGCAGAACTCCAACCTCGTGATGGAAGCCATTCAGGGCAACGCAGCCGCTATCTCGCAGCTCGCCAGCAACCTGAACTGTAACTTCAACGCGGTAAACAGCGCCGTGTGCGACGTGCGCGCCGGTATCGACAAACTTGCCGGTCAGATGGGTTTCAGCGCGGAAAGAGTGATCAACGCCGTGAACCTCGGAGACAGTTCGATTGTTTCCAAGTTGCAGGAGTGTTGTTGCGGTACCAAGACGGCGATTCTCGAGATGGGCTATCAGAACCAGCTCGCCAACTGCCAGCAGACTGGCACAATCACCGGGGCGATCACCAATCTGGGCAACATGATGCAGCAGGGTTTCTCCAGCGTGGGCTACGCCACCCAGCAGCAGACGTGCGAGATTCTGCAAGGCCAGCAGGCCAGCACGCAGCGAATCATCGACACGCTCAACTGCCACTGGAACCAGGATTTGCAGCAGCGCTACAACGACGCACGGCTGGAACTCTCGCAGCTCAAGCAGAACGAGACACTGATTGCCGCCCTTAAGACGACAACCACGACTGCGTAATTCATTTCGGGAGGGTGAAAGCCCTCCCTTTACTTAAAACGGTATGATTATGACATTCAGAGAACTGAAAGCAGGATACCTCGTTCACTCCTTCCATAAGGAGACGATGGAGTACAAGGCAGTGAAGGTGGTGAGCGTGGGCGCTCCCTATATCGAACCCGCCAAACCGGGGCAACTCTCCGCGGGTATGTCGCGCATGGTGGACGTTGTAGTGGACGAGGACGGACGCAACCATATCTACGCCATCCCCGAAAACGCGGGAGTGACGTTCGCCGGAGACGCCGTCCTCTCGTGCGAGCCTGACGGCATACTCCGCGAGGTGCGGGCGGTGAAGTCGCACAGCGAGGGCGTTGTGGAGAGCGTGGACACCCACAAGGAACGAATAGCCAAGTGCGAGGCTATCATCGCCGACCTCGACACCGCCTACAAGGAGAAAAGGGCGATGGACAGCCGCCTCTCGGTGGTGGAGACCTGCGTCAAGGAGGTCAAGGACGAGATACGCAACCTTATCAAGGAACTCAGGGGATGATAGAGGCGCTGCTGGACATATCGGACTGGACGGCCGACTACGTTTTTCTCGTCTCCCTTCATGCAATTTTGGAAAGGACGTAACGTCTTAATCTGTAAGTTTGTCCTCAAACTAACATTTATACGTTATGAACGAAGACAAAATTAGAAGACTTTACGACGCGGTTGTCAAGGAGTACGGTCCCGGCACCGAGAGCAATCTCGACTTCGGGGCGTACGAGGGCTTCCGCGACGGAGTGAACAAGAACGGAGCCGACAAGTCGTACGACTTCCTGCGCAGCGTGGGAGTGAGCGACGACCTCATCGGCGGCAAGGACTGGTTCTACGAGTATGTCAATGGGCAGACAAGGGGCGAGAGCAAGGCCCCGGAGGGCACGCAGGAGTTCGGCCGCGTATCCGTCAAGCCCGGCGAAAACCCCACCGTGGAGGCTGCCACCGCCATGGGCCGCAGTTACGCGGACAAGGTGCGGCAGGCAAAGCAGGCCGAGCAAGCCAAACGGCAGGCAGCGGCACAGACAGCGAAGCCGGCACAACAGCCTGCCCAAACCACCCAGCCCGCACAGCCGACCTCCAAGCCACAAGAGGATACAGCCGCAGCGCAGCAGATCCAGCAGGCCGGCTATACGCCCAACCTCTCCACCGAGGCAAACAGACAGTACGTATTGAGCCACGAGCGACCGGACGGATTCGGGAAGAGACGCGACAACCTTCTGGACCTCTCGCTCGGAGAAGAGGGCAGAGACCTGCCCGAACTTGACAATGAAGCGGGTAAATACACAGCCCGCGCGAAGTCGGTAGCCATCAACTTCATGAACTCGCCTGAGGGCAAGCAGAAGATGAAAGAGCAGTTGTGGGAGAATACACAGAACCAGCTGCACTCTCTCGACAACGAGTTGCAGCTGGCCGAGAACGACCTGAAAAAGCAGAAGGAACAGCTCGATAAGGAGAGCGGTCTGAGCGACTGGGCAAGAAGAGCCAGCACGATACGCCGTACCGGCACTCCGTCGGAAAAAGAAAAGAGATATTCCGAGAATATGAAGTCCTTCAACCATGCCAAGGACGCTATCACCGCGGCCAACAGCCTTTTGGACGACAGTTACAAACTGATGGCCGCAGCCAAGGACAGCAAGAACCACGGAATCACGCAAAATCTTGTCAGAGGTATTGTGGACGGTGTCTTTGACGTGGACGCATGGACGGTGGGCATCACCGATATGATAAAGAGCAATACGTTGCTTAAGGCGTTGCAGAAAGAGGATAGAGGCGAGCAACTCACCAAAGAAGAAGAGGCGCTTGTCAATGCGGCCGTTGTCAATGCAGCCGTACAGAGCCAACTGAGCGGTGAACTGTCGCGCTCTTATAAGGCAGGTATGACCACGGGAGAGAGTGTTCCCTTCATGGTGGAGATGATGACAGGTACGAGAGGCGTAACTTCCGTCACGACCGCAGCCGGCAAGGGCCTTATGAAAGCCGCATCCAAATGGCTTGCCAAGCGTGGTCTGAAAGTGTCAGCGAAAAACGCGGTGGCAAAGAATGTGGCCGAAGGCGTTGCCAAATTTGCGAAAGGCAATGTCGATGCGGCTATTAATACAGCCTCGATAGACCTTGCACGCGTGATGAACGACTATAACGAGCGAAGAATAGGCGATGTCCAGTTTGATATGGAGGGTGACGGGCTGAAATATGCAGGCCGTGATAACGTAGAGGAGGGCGCTACAGCCCTGCTTAAGAGTTTCAGTAATGTGATGTTCCAGACCTCCAGCGAGTTCGCAGGCGAGCAGTTTGTACCATTCTTGAATTTCTTCGGCAAGGGAATTGCTAATATCACCGGTCTTTCAAGAACAGCCATGTACAAGACGTTGGAGCGCACGGTGCAGATGAGCCCCAGCATGAAAAAGATGCGTGACTTCTTCAACCGCACGCAATGGCACGGGGTATTCGGCGAATATTTGGAAGAGGTGTATAACAATATCCTTTCATATGGAATCGGTGACATGACTAAAGAGGAACTTTTCGACCTCGATAACAATATTGACACATTCCTCGGCGTGGGCGTGACAAGCGCTTTCTTCGGAACCATCGGAACGGCCGCATATATGCGAGACCGCTATCAGTGGCGCAGGCAGATCAAGGACTTCGAGAAACGATGGGCAGGCCGCACCGACATCGACTTAGACGATATCAAGAAGAGGGTCGGCGACATGAGTATCAAGGAGGCAGGCGAATATCTGAAAAGTATCGGCAAGATGACCGGCCTCAACGATAAGGAGAAAAAGGACTTTATGGGCTACGTGACCGCTCTCTTCTGCGAGGGCGGCTATTCAAGCGTGAATCTCAATGTAGAGGAAGAATCAGGCGACCCCACATCCGCGCAAGTCACCGAGGCCGTTCAGGAATCCTACGACAGCGGAGCCGACGCAGCCACTCCCCAGGAAAAGCAGGAGGTGAAGCAGCGCTACGACGCAGCCACCGCCGCGCTGAACACCGCCGAGAACGACCCCTCAGAGCAGCAGTTCGCCAGCCTCGTGCAGGAGAACAGCCCGCAGGACGGATATGCAGCCCTCCGCCAGCAAGGATATGACGACGAGCATATACAGCGTGCTATGGACTATTACAACGCGCGCTCCGCCTACGAGGGCCTGCAAGACGCCACCATCGACAGCGTGGACAAGAAGGTGGAGGACGGCAAGAAGGAGGTGGACGCGAACACCCATAAGGAGAGTGGAATGGTTATCCCCGTCACCGACGGCAGCAGCAACCGCGCCGGCCATCTTATCTCCGGCAACCTCGTAAGAAACGAGGACGGCACGATAGACGTGGAGAACAGCGACCAAGTGTTGATTGTCCGCGGCGAGGACGGCCAGCAGTTCATGGCATCTCCCAAGAATCTTTCCGTCACCGGCGAAACGCTCTCCCCTGACGAAATGAAACAGCAGATTGAGACCACCTACCGCCAGTCGCTCCTTGAAGAGGCAAGCGCGGAGGTGGAGCCGCAAGCCACACAAGAGGGTGCTCAGGCACAGCAGCAGGAAGAGCAGGCAGCGCAGCAGGAAGAGCAGGCGCAGCAGGCCGAAGAACAGCAACCCCAGCCCGAACCCGCTCCGCAAGCCACCGAAGGGCAGCCCGTCGAGCAGCAGCCCGTCGAGCAAGCACCCGAAGGGCAGCAGGAGGAAGTACAGCCCGAACCGCAAGGCGAGGCGCAGCCCCAAGAGCCTGCGGCCGACCAGCAGCCAACCACTCCCATGCAGTTCAACGAGCAGGGAGAGGAAATGTACGAGAGCGTAGACCCGCAGGTAACGCTCGACTATCTCTCGGAAGGCTCCGACGAGGACGAAGTGTCGGCCATGATTGAGCAGAACCTCGACGAGGCGTTCAAGGCATACGAGAAACTGAAAAAGAAAAAACCAACTCCGGGGAAGAGCAAGGCAGCGTACGACAAGGCCAAAGCCGAGTACAACGCAGCGCTGGAAGAGGCGAAACGCCCCGTGGACTACTGGAAGAGCGTCAAGCAGCTCCAGCAGCAGCGCATCGACGCTGCCAAGCAGGAGCAACTGGAGGCAGCGCGCCAGCGTGCCGCACAGATGCCCGAAGAGGCCCCGGTGGATTCCGAGGGCGCTCCCGACTGGCTTATCGACAAGCCCGAAGATTCCCGCACGAGAGGATTCCGCATGGTGGGCGCCGAGAAGGTGGAGCGCCAGCAGCCCGTAGAGGGCTTGCAGGGCAACGAGACCGCCGTCAGATTCTCGGAGGACAGAAAGCCAAAAGGACACCTCTTCGTCATGGAGGCAGACCAGTTGCAGCCCAGCCACCGGCAGGGCCAGCGCAACCCCTCGCACTTCATCCCCGAAGCGCAGCCGAAAGACCGCACCGACAACGCATCCGTGCTGGCCTCGCAGAAGATAGCGCAGAACATCAACCCGGAGGAAATCACCTCCACCAACACCGCCTATACCGGCGCTCCCACAGTGAACGCGCGCGGAGAGGTAGTGCAGGGCAACAACCGCAGCGACGCGCTCCGTCAGATGTGGGGTCCCGGCTACGAGGAGCAGGCCGCCAAGTACAAGCAGTACCTGATGGACCATGCCGAAGAGTTCGGCCTGAAGAAGGAGGACATCGAGAAGATGAAAGCCCCCGTGCTGGTGAACCGCCTGGACGGCGTGACCGACCAAGAGGCCATCGAGTTGGGCCAGTTCAATGCAGCCGATACTGAAAGTGGCGGCGAGGAACGCATCAATGCCGGCAAGACCATCCAACGTCTGGGCGGCAAGATAAGTTCGTTCATAGATATGCTCATGCAGGGCGACGACGATACGCTGGGTATCAGCGACCTCTTGCAGAAGAACGGCCTTAAGGCGCTGAAATGGCTGGCCCAGCAGGGCATCATCACCAACACGCAGGCGCAGAGTACCGCCGACAAGAACGGCCGTCTGACCGACAAGGCCGTGGAGGATTTGAAGGAAATCCTCTTCAACAGCGTGTTCCAAGGGGCGAACCCCGAACTGCGCAACGTCTTCAACAACCTGCCCGCCAAGGCGCAGCGTGCCATCCTCAGCACCATGTACCGCGACACGCAGTCCGATGAAGGCTCGCGCATCAAAGACCATGTGCAGCAGGCCATCTACGCGTACGAGCTGCTTAGAAAGGATGAGAAGTTCGCCAAGGCCACCACGCTGGAAGAGGCGCGCCGTGCGGTCAAGGACTGGGGCAACCAATATTCCTTTGAAGAAAATGGAAATACTTTGCTCAATTCAGATAAATTCAGTAACTTTGCTCTCGAACTCGCAGCCCGTTTCAAGGGTCAGACCCAAAAAGAGCAGCAGACCCTCCTGAACCGTTTCTTCGACCTCGTACAAGGCGTAAGGAAGGGCGATATGTTTGAGGAGGAGCGCGGCAAGGTCGGACTGAAAGAGGCCGTGGAGGAAACATTTGGTATCACCTTAAAAGAAAAAGACAATGGACAAAATGGAAGCGTATCTGTGGCTGGCGACGATACAGCTGGCGCAGGAAGGGAGCAAGACGGATCAGGAAGCGGTGGACAGCGAGAACGCAATCCGCAAGGAGAAGGGCCTGCCGAGCCTGCAAGAGGAACTGACGGCAATGGCACAAGCGGAACAGAAGGAGCCGTAGGCGAGGCACCCGTTCAGGGCCTGGAATCCTACACGCGCGAGGAAATCAACGACCTTGTGCGCGACTACGTGGAGGAAATTCTGGAAGAGAACGGCATCGACGCTCAGGTGCAGGACATCTATATCCACGGTAGCCGCAGCCGCGGAGACGCGCACGAGGACAGCGACCTCGATGTGGTTATCTCCTACGAAGGCGACGAACGCGAGGACGATATGTTCAACCTGCTGAACGACGGGGACGACCCCTTCGTGATTGAGGGCATCAAGGTGGACATCAATCCCATCCGTAAGAAGGAATCCGGCACGATGGAGGATTACATCGAGCGCTCGAAAAAGTATGACGAGGAGGTAGCGAAGAAAAAAGCGGAATCTGAGAAATCTTCTAGGAATACCATATATCCCGACAAGAAAGACCTCACTCCTGCCCAAAAACGGACTGCGAAACGGTTCGAGAAGGTGGGAGGCGTATTCGATACCAAAAACGGAGATGGCTCCGTCACCCGCTCAACGCATTTCAAACTGGACGGTAAGACCATCGTTGATATGGTGGAGACCTACGACAAGGACGGCAATCTCGTGTCCCGTAAATACAATGCTTACCGCACGAACTTCGACACCCCTGAGCAGGTAGCGAAGTTTGCCGACAAGGAGGCGAATGTTTTCAAACAGCACATGGAGCCGTCTCCCGCAATGGAGGGGCAGGACGTCCCCAACGGCACGGCCTACTATCTGTTTGACGGGGAATATCCCGTGACGCAGCGCACAACCGCCATCGGCACTCCGTACGAGGAAACCACCTATTCTTTCTACGGTGAGACCTTCACCAGTGTATCGGCCGTCAAGGACGCCATCGACCACATCGGAACGGAATCCGAACAGAGGGAATGGGAGGAGAGAGTTCGTCAGGCTGGAGAAGAAGGCATTGACTACGTGGACAGCGAGGGCCGAAAGTATAATGTTCACTATGGTGAGGACGAATGGGGAGACAAGAAAATCTTCCTGAAAGATGAGGGCTATCGCGACCGCGAGCTGGAAACGCCCAAGATTCGGTTCGAGCTTTATATGCTCGGAGCAAACGAGGTTAAGAAGGACGGGCCGTCTACCGCCAAAAAGAAGTCTGCCGAAAAGGCGAAAGACGGAAATGGGGAGAAAGGCCTGCCTTCTCAATCAGAGAACGAATCCGAGACAAAGCCCGAATCGTCCGCTGCCGAGGAGGACATCGAACTCACGGAGGAGGACATTCGCAACGCCGACCTCCCTCAGGAGACTAAGACGCTTGCCCTTGAATACCTTAAGGGCAACAGAAGTATGTTTAATCAATTAGGTTACGAAACAGTCAAGCAATATGTTAGAAATCAGTCACGATCTCGTTCAGGAGATAGCCAAGCGGCAGACCAAGCACAGCTGGGCACAGAAAATGATGGAGCTTCCCGAGGACAAAGCGGACAGAGCGGAAGCCAGAATGGACAAGTGGATAGCACGGAAGATGAAGGAACTTCATCCGGAAGCAGACCAAGCGGAGAGAGCGGTCAGAATAATATGGCTGCATCTGATGGAGAGGGAAGCGATAGAGGACTTCTGCCTGGAGAATCCGAGGTACCTGTGGGTAATACCGGTGGTGTACAACGCGGAGGGAGCCGTAGACGTGGCAGCACTGGACATAATGGGTCTAAGCGAAACGGACAAGGCCGCAGCGGTTCACTTCCTCGAAATGATGGAGGACGGAGTGTTGATGCCTCCTCTAAACGAAATACTTCCGTAGATCAGGAAATCGCCGATACCGAGCAGGCCATCATCGACGCTCTTAAGGACAGCTTCATGCCCAAGCGTGACAAGCTGTACGACGTTACCACGCTTATGGCGGGGCTGGGAGTGAACGCCATCAAGGTACTTACCCTCTCTGCCAAGTTGGGCGGTCTGTACGTCAAGAAGGGCTACCTGACTTTCCGCAAGTGGAGCGAGAATATGCACAAGAGCCTCGACGCTCCGCTGGCGAACAACACCACATTCACCCCGGAGGACATCGACGAGTTTATCAAGGAGTGCTGGAACGCATCCTACGAAATGGACGGGCAGACCCATCTCATCAGTGAGTGGGCCGACATCCTCGGCCAGGAGCAACTCAGAAAGCAAATGGCACTCTCCATCGAAGAGAAGGTGAAGTTACAGAAAGCCGCTGAGGGCAAGCCTACCGTCTTAGGCGACATCGACAATATCCGTGAGGCGCTCCCGTTCTTGCTTCCCAAGCAGCAGGAGGACGTGGAGAAAGCCGAAAAGCAGTTCTTTGACCCCAGCCACAAGGACGACGCCCACGGAAACGGGAAGGGCTATATGTTCACCAACGGCACGGGTACCGGCAAGACGTACACGGGACTGGGTATTGCCAAGCGATTCCTCAACCAAGGAAAGAAGCGCATCCTTATCGTTACCGCTCAGGAGAGCAAGATCAACGACTTCATCCGCGACGCAAAGAATCTCGGTATTGAGGCCCGTATGCTGACCGATACCAAGGACAAGGGCAAAGGAGTGGTTGTCACCCAGTATGCCAATATGTATCAGAACTACGCCCTCCTTGAAGATACCTTCGACCTGATTATCTATGACGAGAGCCATAAGATTCAGGAGAACAAGGAAGGTTCGTCCACGGCCCGCTCGCAGCAGCACCATATGCTCTCC